GACCGCAGGCAAACCCAAAGCCGGTGAGTCAGAAGCAATGAAGAAGAAACGTGCAAGCTTTAAAGCCCGTCATGGCAAGAACATAGCTAAAGGTAAAATGTCTGCGGCTTACTGGGCAGACAAAGCTAAGTGGTAAAGCAGCTTGTATTTGCGTTGATTGTCTCTGTTAACGGAGAGGTTGACGCGAAAGCTAAAAGCTATTGGGAAAGCTTAGACAGGTGCAGATGGTTTGCAGAAGAGCTTACCATCCAAGGTACTCGTAGAAAGTACCATACACCTGTCCTTGCCTATTGTGTTCCTGAGTACGTTAACCCAGAGACAACACTCATACATACTTAATACATTTTACACCTGATGATTCATTGCACTCAGCTCACGTTCTAGAAAATCATGCAGTTCTTCTAGTTTTGGTTTCGTAAGATGTACAATGTTTCTTATAATTTCCAATTCCTCTCCTTTAAAAGCAAGATGCAAATCCTTCTCGGTGATGCCGGACATTTCTGTCACGACATGACCTTTCTGATTCACAAGGATACTGAAACCCAAGATGTTGGCCTCGCGCTTAGACGATTTCACAAGCGCCACCAGTACATGCTAACTCTTGAGAGCCTGTAGTGTTATCTTCTTTCTCGTGGTTACCTAAGTCAGCCCAGTCAACACCCTTTGGCATAGCAGCTAGAAGTTCTTTGTACTGCTCAGCCGTGATGTCTTCGTATGGAGCCTGTTGATATACGTGGTCACTGACAGGAAGTAAGCTGATACCAGAGCAGATGTCAAAGTTATCCCAGATCCACTGTGCTACTTGCAGGAACTCATCGTCTGTATAGTAAACAGTGATACTTGGCTTATGCTCACACCAGTGGTTCTGGAAAGTCTTCCAAAGTTCTAGCTGCTGCATAGCACCTACATCTTTAACAGTCACAGAAGTCTTTGGAGCCTTCACAGGGAAGCTAAAGACTGAAGAGCTTGGAGACATAACATCCTGTTCTACTGGGAATCCTTTTTCTTCCATGAAGACTGCAAGTGGATCTTTTTTGTCTGAACGTACACGGCGAATGTAATACTCAGAGAAACGAGGATGGATACCACTAGCAGAATCAACAAGCTGGGATACAGTACCACTCGGCTTAACAGCCGTAATAGCAGCAGACTGGTTAATGCCAAGCTTCTTAGCCCACTTCTCGTTAGTGTCCACAGCGACATCTCTAATCTCCTCTAGCCACGCAGCTAACATTGGTGAGCCGTCAGAGCGGCTGGTTACTTTATGATCCATAATGCCTGTCATGCTCACGCCTAGTAAAGCTTCTTCCTCTGTGTTCTTCTTCCAGCAGTTACGTAGGTAACGGAAGTCTGTCAGTGTAGCTTGTAGTGTTCCGATGATAGCTGCAATCTCTGACTTAGCCTTTAGTGTCTCTAGCGTATCGTCTGCACGTACAACGATCTCTGATAGGTTACAGAACTGGTTGCTGCGTAGGATGATCTCAGAGCATGGGTTAGTACCGAACTCGTAAGAGTTATCTCTGCGGCCATTGCGTCCTGCAATCTTCTGTGCTGCTACGCGGCTAAAGATACCACGCTCACCTGCCTTGCTTTCGTACATCGTCTGCATCTCTGACAGGAATGCTTGGAAGTCTGGCTTCTCAGTGTACGCTACGCTGTTGTTGGCCAACGCTCTGTGTCCTTCATTGACCCACCACTGACCTGACTTAGCTTTAGCCATGCGTTGATCCGAAAGGTTTGACAGGCTGATCAATGCTGAACGTCTAACACCACCAACAACTACAATGTCTGCAATCTTACATACGATATCGTGACACTCAATGGATGTTAGCTTACGACCCTGTGCCTTCTGGAACACTTCAATACAGAAGTTAAACAAATCAATCAAAGGCTCTGGGCCTGAAGCACGACCACCAAAAGTCTTTAGTCTCTCACCTGCACCACGAACTCTGCTGACATCCCACTGCGGTATTTTACCAGCATAGAGCATAGCAATAAGCTCACGGAACGCAGAGGCCCAACCAATCTTACTGTCTGACACAACGATCACGCTGTCAGTCTTGTGAAAGCTCTCAGCAACTTCTGGAAGCTTGTTTATGTAGTTACGCTCTACGCTGAAGCCTACACCTGTGCCACACATAAGCACGTACATAAGCTCGTCAAAGCTGCGTGGTGAATCAATGTGCAGATAGCTACAGTTAAATCCTGCTACGTTATCCTTGTCTAGTGCTACACCTGCTGTCATCATACAACGCATGCTAGGCATGACTTCTAGGTTATGTATTGCATTAAATAACTTTAACGCTGTCTTCTCGTCTATCTGTCCACGATCTTTCCAGAAGTCCACATAACGGTTGACTGTTTCGTGCCATGTTTCTCTGCGCTTCTCTTCTGGAATCCATCGTGCGTAGCGGCTCTTGTGTATAAACTGTTGATACTGATCCATTGTTATTCCTCAAAATTATTATAGTAAGTATGTGCCTATTACGTAACCGATGGGCCAGCCGATTATAAATCCTATTACTGCCCACTTGATATATAAGTATACATCACTCATGGCATTAAGTCCCGTCTGAATTCTTGATGTTGTAATTTAAAATCATCTGCCATTTTAAAAAACAACATCTGATCTAAATCTTCTAAGTCTTCAGGGTCTTCAAATGTAAAGTATTCATCAAAGCCGTTCATTATGTATTCTTCGATGCAAGACTTAATTGTTTCTTCAATGGGTGTGTCTGTGTGCTTGTGCGCCCTAGTATACCCTGCATCTATACCTGACTCAACTATTCGTTCTATAAGTGGGTACATTTTAAGTTTCATCTCGATACTCCAGTTCATCTTGCATTACTTTGTATAGGGCTGGACGCATGATTGACTTCTGAGTGTCAAGGCAGGCCTGTAAATGCCCTGTTGTCATATCAGCAATTGTAACATACTTTAAAGGCTGATCACTCTGCTTACCAAAAGTGCCCCATTTGGCTGCTACTCTTATCATTTCATGGTTATCGTCTGACCAAACAGTCAGTAGCTTTTCATCGCCGTTGACAGACCTCCGTACATAATCTAAACCACCATCTAACATGTACTCTTTGCCGTTAGCGTCTGTATGCGTCACATAGTCGTGGCGGTGGGTTGAATGTAGCACTGTTCCATCAGGTGTTCGCATCTTGTTACTCAGTATTTCTCGCATTACTCTTCGTCCTCAAACACCAGTTCCTTTATCAGTTCAGCTAAGTACCATTGAGCTTTCTGAAGATCTTGTACGGGCTTGCCTTTGTAGTTATAGCGCCACAGGTACTTCATGCAGTTGCCCTTGAGGTAGCCCCTGAAAGCTTCAGCAGACATAGATGCTTGGATACCTTCAATACATTCTATTGACCCATTGTTGTAATGGTTAGGGTTGTTTACTACGTCTTCTTCTGCCTCTTCCTCTGCCATCGTAGCCCAAGGCTCTAAGCCTGTCTTTTCTAACTCAAGCGGCGGATGTGCTTGGCGTAAGCTATCCCAGTCAAAAGGTGTTGCGTCATTAATACTCATCATAGTTCTCTCTGGTTGGTATATTACGTTTGCGCTTAAAAGGCTCTGCACTGTGTCGGTCTGTAACTTGTTGGGGTTTACCCAGAACCTTTTTCTTTTTGCGCAAGTATCTGTCTCGTCTTTCATCTTTACCATGCTCTATCTCAGTCATCAAAAGTTTCTCGCTTGTCTGTGTTGATCCAACTGTCTGGTATGCTATCTTCGCTGAACCACCTAAACCCTTTGGAGCTTGCCCACTCTCCGTGAGATCTCTTTGTCCCGTCCTTACGTCTTGTAGCTTGAGGCATCGGGGCGCTTGGGTTAGCAAACAAAAACACTAACTCAATATCATCTGGGAGAACCTTGCTTATCCAGACATACTTGCTGTATTCCGCAAAGTCCCAGAACCTTCCCTTGGCTTCAAGCAGTATCTTCTTCCCGTCAATCTCTCTTACAAAGTCTGGTTCGTACTTGTGGTCAACTGTGTAAGGAACCTTATCAACGTGAAAGCTCCACGCTTCTAAGATGCCTGAGTGTAGTTCATATTCCCAGTTAGAGTCATAGCCTTTCACTACATCTTTTTCTACTGGGCGTTTGTACCGTGCTTTACGGTAACCCTTCTTAACTTTTTTCAATGTGCTGTCGCCTCCCTTCGTTCTAGTTCTGCATCTAATACAACAAGTATGTCGCTAAGTATCCAAGAATCTACTTCAGTAATAGAGTTAATAGGGTCGGCGTTTAACCACCGCCCTACTTGAATTATTAATTCCTCTATTGGGATGGTGCCAACGACCGCTGATTGACTTTCCATGTGATCATCTCCAAGTTAACATCTTCGATTTCAATGGCTGGGAAGATTTTTATAAGCTGTTTTATTTTACGCTTGAGCCACTTCGGATGATAGGCGTTTAAGTACATCGTTCGCTGAGCCATGAAGTGTGTCTGTACAGGCAACATAGACTTGTAGTTGCCCATGTTTACTTTCTCTGCTTCTTCTTCGGTTAGTAGACCCTTGAGCCACTGAATAAGCAAGCTCTCTGCCTGTCGCTCTATGCGTTTACTGCGTCTTCTGTTCATAAGAATTCTTCCACTTTAGGTTCAGCTACTACTTTAGTTAAGTGCGTGTAGCCATTTGAATATTTAAATGTCCTCAAGCCCTGTCCATCGTTAGAGTCTTTGAAGCACTCGTGCTTATACTTACACCAGTTACAACCCTTGGCTAGTTTCATGTTGCCTTTCTTGCCATCTGGTACTGGATCATAACAAATAGCAGGAGGGACATCAAGCTCTAACGCAGGTAGTAGTTGACTAATAGAAGATTTAATGTTGGGCTTATCCAGATCATCAGGTATAAACATACAAAGCTCACCGCTCTCTTTGTTCAACACCAAGAACCCGCCACCCTCTGTACCTTCTGCTTCTTCATAGCCTGCAAGCTGACCCATGTAACCGAACGGATCGTCCTGCGCTAAGCGCCCTTCTTTAAACTTGTTGAATGCAAAGCGTGATGCAGTCTTAACATCTACCACCTCACCATTTATCTTACAGTCCATGTGACCTACGATGCCATCAACTGTAACTTCTTTCTGCTCGTCTGTTACTTCATAGTCCACCATGCGTACCAACATTAGTACAATCTCTTCAAGCAAGTGGCCGTACAAGAACTTAATCTGTGTCGGGCCGTCAATACCACCACGGCCTTTTGGATCACGCTTCTCGTACCACAACTGACGAGCAGGTTTACCTACGTTAGACATCCGAACAGTGAAAGCGGAGTCTCGTTTCCGTGGTGTTGCCCACGACATCAGGGCTTCTTTCATTCCTGATATAGTCCGATCAATGTTCTCTTCAGTGAGCGGTAAAGGTTTGCCATCGTCTGATAGCTTCTCAAGCTCGTTGTAAATGTCAGGTACTAAATCATGTAAGCTCATCGCTATACGCCTTCTATTGTTTTAATTGCATTCTTTATAACGCTCAGATCTGTGTTAAACCATTCGCCTTTATGCTCTACATTTTTCAATAGCTTATGTGCAACGCCTTCAGCTTTTCTTCTGTCTTCAAAGTGTTTGCAATACTCTACTTCATAATCTCTGAAAGGTGAGGAGGTCTGGTACTGAGAGCATCTATCATATGCATCAACAGCCATTCCAACTTTGAACCAGCCTTCCCACGAGGGGTTCGAGATAACATACACATAGCCCGCGATAGATTTTTCGTAGCCTTCAAGCGCAGAGAATGCAGCAGCTCCAAAGCTAGAGTAACGTCCCGCCTTATACAACGGGTGGAACTTAGAAACATACCTGCCGTTAACAAACATTCTAAGCGGGTTGCTCTTCGGGTTAATAGTTGCACGGTTAGGGTGGTTGCAAGTACGACAGATGTAAAGGGACTTTCTTTTAAAAGAAGGGTTCCAGTTACTGTCTTCAAGAAAGTCACCACACTTATTGCAATCTGTTTTAATGAGTTTCACTCCAGTTGTTTCCAACATTATAGTCTCCGTCTAGTGGACAATTAAGATTAAGTTCTAAGCCAGCCTGCACAATAGCTGCAACACCTAGCTTACCTACTGCGTCTGCATGATCTTCTCTGCATTCTATCTGCCATTCATCGTGGACGTTGGCTACGAACTTAGCGTCTAATCCATTCTGAACTATCAACTTCTCTAAAATAATTAAAGCCTTCTTCATTACGATAGCTCCTGCACCCTGCAACAAAGTATTCAGGGCGGCGTGTTCTGAGCGAACAGTCAAGCGTCTACCGTCTAGTGCTTTAACAAATCCGCTTTTAGCTTCTCTTTGTACTCGTCCCGTAAGAGTCTTGAATGATGGGAGATTATCAAAGAAGCGTTGTCTAAGTGCTTTACCAGCAGCTCTACCTCTTCCAGCCACTGATCCAAGCTTAGCATCTCCCGCCCCGTACAAGAGGGCATAGATGAAAGTTTTTGCCTGATTTCTAGATTCAAGTCCTGCAAGTTCTTGATTAGTGGTGTGTATGTCTCCGTTAAGGATTTCATTTGTGTAGCCCTCGTCATTTAAATAGTGTGCAAGCATACGTAGTTCTAAGCCAGAAGCATCTATACCCACCAGCTTGTAGCCTTCAGGCACAGTCCAACAAGAGCGGCACTCAGTACCATAGGGTGAGCTACTGCTTGGAATCTGGGCCATGTTGGGATGTGAGTGCGTCATGCGCGAAGTCACAGCACCATTAGGATTAACGTACCCATGTACTCTGCCTGTCTCTTCGTTAAGCTCCTTGATCCAGCTCTTAGTCTGAGCTAAACGCTTCTGTAACATTAGGTACTTGGCAATCATTGCGGCCTGTGGAATGTTCTTAACCCTGTTTAGCGTGGACTCATCTACAATCGGCTGACCTGTGGGTGTATGCTTAGTGGGGTTCCAGCCGAAACGAATCAGGTACTCGCCGATCTGCTTACGTGAGCCTAAGTTAAACTCTGTCTCAGTGTGTCGTGCAATAGGCTTCGTGTCCATGTCCAGAGTAAGACGCTCGTACTCGTCATCAGACAGGCGTGTGCCCTTACCGTGCTGATCTGTAGCTGTCTTAGCTAATGCGCCAGTAGCTGTGAACTTGGGTGAGAGTATCTGCGTTGTCACAACCGGACGGAACTCTTCGTGAACCTCTACTGTAATGTCATGCAGCTTGGTTTCAAACATAGCCATCAACCCCATGACCTTCTCAACGTCCAGTACAAAGCCGTTGTCACGTTGGACATCTATGATCCGTGCCACTGCGTGTTCTATTTGCACACACTGAGGAGTAAAGCCACGGCTCTCAAGCTTCAAAGCTTCATATACTTTAGTATTAAGAAGCACATCGTTCTTGCAGTACTCTAACATCTCAGGTGTGTATACATCCCACGCATCTTCTTGTTGTCCGAAGTCGCCTTTCTTGAAGCCCAACCTGTAGCCCCAGCCCTCAAGACCGTGGTTGCCTTCGCGGGTTGGCTTGAACAAACGAGATAGTACTAATGTATCTACAATCTTCTTGTCAAACAGATCAATACCTGAAATCTTTTTAATGGCAGGGATGTCGTAGCCTATTAAGTTGTGTCCAATTAGTTTAGTTGCAGAGGAGAGCATGTCGTAGCCCTCTTGCAGTTGGGTGTTGTCGAATGTAAAAACGTCCATCGTGTCCACATCTTGAGCCACAATACAATGGATCTTCGTGGGGTCTAAGCCGTCTGCTTCTATATCAAATACTAAGTTACTCATGGGGTTCACCTAAGCTGTGACTGTATTTTTCTTTTAATCTGTTTTCTTTTTCTGTATTCTTCCATGTATTAGAGGGGCTGCGAGGATCTTTAAGCATCTCTAAATAGTACTCATCTAAAACGTCATACTGTATTGCCACTCTCAGCCCTGCCATAGTGAAGTGCGCCCAGTCCAATACACCCACTGGTCTAAAGCGTGTTCTATTTTTAGCTATCAAGAAACTATTGAAAACTGTTCCCTGCTTTGAATACGCACAAGAATAAACCAGATCAGGCTTCAACTGTCTCAGTTGTTTAAGTGCTTCTTGAAATGCGTAAGTTCCATATGGTG